TGCTTAGCGCTCCACGACCGCGCGGACGTAGTCGATGGTCATGATTTTCGACACAGCCTCGCCGTTCTGAACGGCAAAGGAGATGGCAAGCTCTTCGTCATCCACGACGTTGGTCTGGGGGGTAACGCGGCCAACCGCGACGTCATCGACGTAGACGGCGAAATCAGCGCCATCATAGTAGAACGCGACTTTGACGTACGTATCCGCAACCAGGGTGGCGACGGCGGTTTTCTGCGTCTCGGTGGAGTTCTTGCAGACCACGAAATCGAGGAATGCATCGCCATCATCCTTGCGGAAGAACAGGCCGTCGACCACTGCCAGGGGAGTGGTATCGGTGACCTGCAAGCCGATGACGAGATCCGATTGGGTCGCGTCACTGATCTTGAAGCGAGCCGAGAAATAGAGCTTCTTGCCGGCCACGAACTTAAAGCATTCGAGCTTGTTCTGGATGGCAATGAGCGCGTCGTCAGCGGCGCCACCAGTGAGGATAAGCTGTCCGCCAGCAGCGCCGGTGTTGATGGCAACAGTGCCGGAACCGGCATTGGTGGTGGTCCAGTCACCCGCCACATATTCGGCGGTGTTGGTGAAGTCTGCGAAGAATTCGTAGTAGTCCTCGGGATTGGCGGTGCGGCCATCGAGGAAAATGCGACGGGTCGTCATGATCCGTTTCCTTTCAATGAGGTTGAAGGCGGCCCCGGAGGGCCGCCCGATGGCATCAGCCGTTGGTCAGGAGGAAGGCGATCGGGATCTGCTTGCGCTCGGGATAGACACGATCCCAGTTCACGGCCAGGCCGAGTTCGGCATTGGTCGGGAACTCCCCGCCAACCGATGCGTCAGTCCACTTGATCCCATAGGGATGCATGATGAACTGGCGGCGGCTGTAGAGGATATCGACACCAACGCCGTTGCCCTGCTCCGGCTTGCGATCGATTTCGATCATGGGCGAGGTCGCGAGAGGGGCTTCGGTGAACGCAAAAGCATTCTCGCCCAGCAGCAGGGTCAGATACTTCACATCGCCAGCATTGGAGCCGACGATGGTCTTGGCACGGTCGGTGATGACCGCGCGATAGCCCAGATAGGTCGGGAAGCGAACGCGACCCTCGCTGTCGGGGATGAAGTCGATCAGGTTCTGCTTCTGCAGCCGGGTATAGACCACCGAGTGCATGACCAGCACCTTGAGGTCTTCGGCGGCATCGCCCATCGTCTGCTTGGTATCGAGGATTGCTTCGGCCGAGACCAGCTCGGACGAAATCACGGTGCCGTCGTCGCCGCCGATATCGTTCTTCATATCGCCGCCATCATTGGCCACGTTGTCCAGATAGATGCCATAGCACTCGGCCCAGGCGATCTTGTCGAACTCACGGACCCAATACTTGCCGACGCGGCGGGCGATTGCCTGCATTGGGTCGGCGCCGGCAAGGTCGGCCACGAGGGACGAGGCCTGCCAGGACTGGGTGCGGACCTGGCGAACGCCAACGTCCTTGCCGGTGGTGATCTTCTTGGGGATCAGGACCGAGTTGGGATCGTCATCGCCGGGCTCGGAATCGTCACCGGGTAGGTCCTTCCAGAACGGGATATTGACGGTGCGGCCGCCGCCGGACAGGAAGCTGGCGAGGTTCGGGTCACCACGAAGAACGCCGCTCTCAAAGAGGGCGGAGTTTTCCTTGGTGTAGGTGTCCATGTAGTTCATGAACACTTCAGGCTGAATGACATCACTCAGTCGAGTCATGGTTTTATGCTCCTTGGTGGGGGTGGAGCGCGGCTATTGACGGAGGCTGGCGATCGTATTCGGATCACGGCCGGCCGCCCGCATGAGCGCGCGCGCTTTGTTTGGGTCGGAGCTAATCAGTTGGCCTTGCTTGGTCAGGTTCTCGGTGTCCTTGGACCAAGGATTGTTAAGCACGCCGCCGTCGCCGGATGCGTAGCTATCCTCGCTGAACATGTCCTTGCCGACCTTGGCGAGAGCCTTGGCCAGCTTGCCGTTGAGGAGAGCCCCATCGGGTGAGATCATGCCACCTTCCTTGAGCGCATCGGTGATGCCGAGCTGGCGAGCCGCACGGCTCATCAGTTCAACATTCCGCTTGTACCCATCGGTGTCGGGCTGGCCGAACTCCTGAACGATCTCGCTGTGGGCGCTGTCGGCCTTCTTGGCGTTATTGCTGCGCATCTCTGCGAAGCTGCCGGCCTGCTTGCCCACGAACTTGTCGTGCAAACTCTGCGCCTGCGTCGGGGATAGCCCAGACTCGTGCGCCCAATTGCGGAATTCGACGCTCAGCGTCTCGTCATACGGGAAGTCCTGGGGCAGCGATTCCCGCGCAACCTTCAGCTCGTAGCCTTCGGGTTTTTCGGGGCGGCCCAACTTGCCGTAGAACTTGCTCCAATCCTCCGCCGTGGCGTCTTTGCCCGGCGGAACAAGGGCCTTGCCAATGTGGGTTTCCAACTCGCGATGCGATTTCAGCGCATCATCGAGGGACGCCCACTTTTTAGCTTCGACTAAGGTGCGGTTCTCTGGAGCCAGGCCAGCCACCAAGTCGGTAAAGGCGGGGAGCGACCCATCGGCCCCGCCATTGTCCAAGAGCGTGCGGTTGTCGGTTGCCGTCGTGTCTGTCGTAGTGACAGACGTGTCGGTGCCCGGCCCATTCTCGCTGTTGACTTCAGTCATCGATGTATCCTTGAGGGTGCCCCGGAGGGCGGTTAGGAGCCCGGAGGCTCGTATGACGCAGCTTCAAGCCGCGCCGCTTCGACCAGCGCCTCTAACTCTGCTTCTGGCAGGGTGAGGTGCTGGAGAATGTGGAGAAAGGCCGAGCGCCGGCCGTTCTGGTAATTGGCATCTTCGATCGATAGGCCCCGGTCCTCGGCCTGGAAGAACCCCAGGTGTACGGCTAGGTCAGCGAGAACCATTTCGCTGTGATCGCCCCGGCCGAAACTGGCTTGATAGGCTGCGATGAGCGCGACTTCGGCGGTTTGATGGCCCTTGGCAGCGGCCACGAGCGCTTTGGTGCGCCAGCTCATGCCGCCACACCCCTGCGCATATCCGCCACAGCCTTGATCGCTGGGGTGGCCTTGCCTGCAGCGCCCGCCATCTGCTCGGTCGCCATCAATGCGGACTGCTGTTCCTGCTGCTGGGCGCGCTTCTGGCGAATGGTCGCAACCTCATCGTCGGTCTTGAACATCTTGCGCGGCGCTCCGCCGATCTCGCGGGCAATCTCCAGCGTTTCGTCAGTGTCCATGCGGTCCATGATGGTTGGATCATATTGCCCGATGCGCTCAGCTAGACCGATGACGCTCTCCACGCCCTGCAATTCCTGCATGCGGCGAAGGCGTGCCAGCGGCCCGGTGAACTGGACGCTGATATCGGTGCCAACCATCGACTGAGGCGGCTCCAGCGGGCTTCCCTGCTCGAATGCTCCCTTGCGGGTGATGATGTCCACCTCACGGTCAACACCATTGGCAATGCCGGTTTCGATCTTGGCACCCGAAGGCCCGAGCAACTCGCCTTTTTCATTGGCCCGGATCAGCGCCTCGGTGGCGGTCATCTGGGGATTATCGACAAGGATCTGGAACAGGTTGGTGTAGAGCCCTTCCTTCACCGAGTTGCGCTTAAGCTCGATTATGCGCTCGGCAAACGATGGATCGGCGCCAGTCAGCAGCGGAACGGCCATCGGGCGGCCCTGGTCATCGACGTATCCGGCATTGATCGCCCCCGAATTGAGGTTCAGCCGCTCGCGATAGATGCCCTTGCGGGTGGCCATCGGCGGCTTGACCGCCTGCTGCGCAGCCTGGGCCGCGCTCTTGTTCATGACCTGAAGCATTTTGACATCGGCCAGCATCATCATGGCGGGCGACTGGCCATAGGCCGAACCGTCCGTCTGCTCCCACCACGTCACCGAGTAGGGGAATGAGCCGTAACCGCTGGAGCGCACCAAATGCTTGGTATCCACCTCGACCCAGAACGAGGCGAATGGCATGTGGCGCTTCTGGTCGGAATATTCCCCGGCTTCCTCGCGGGGAATGACGGCATGCAGCAGCGAAACGGGCTTTTCGCATTGGGCTGGATCGTTGGCCTTGTCCTGCAGCTTGGCGCTGACCGTGCCCCCGGTGTCCTTGAAATACTTGGCCGCGGAGCGCGCGGTGAACTGCACCACACGAATGTTCTTGTCCACGTCATCGAAGGCGTCAATGCCTAGATAGCATTCGATCAGCGGCAGGGACTTGTAGAAGAACGGGGTCTTGACCGGGTCTACACCACGGCGACCTTCGTTCTCCTCGAGCAGCACCACGCCCGTCCCGAACACGGTCGTATTGCGAAGGCGCTTCTGGTTGGCCAGGGAGAAATTGGCCTTGGGCGAATAGCGGGCCGAGAACAGGTAGTCCCGAAGCCGATCCTGCCATTCTTCCTCAAGGTCGGTGGCGTCACGGCCGAACGGATCGTCATTGGTGAAAGAGTGCCACTTCTGCGCGCGGGGCGTGATGAGGCTTTCCATGCCGGCGGTGAGGCGATCAGCGGCCCATGCACCGGTTGCATCGTAAAGCTCACGGCCCCGGCTGACCGACGTCGGGCTATTGGCTAGCCCAGTCAGGTCGCGCGAGGCCGACGACAGAGACAGCGAGCCCCCACCATAGTCGTAAAGGTGCGAGGCCGATGGCATGTAGAGCTGCGCCAGCTCCCGCCATGCGTTCTCCCAGAACGAACGGTCATAGGCCATGGACTGCTGCATGCGGAATAGGTCGTCAACGACGCCCATTAGACACCCACCAGCACGGTGCGGTTGACGGACGTCCCGAAATTGGGGTCACCCAAGGGAGAAGTCAGGACCGTGGAGGCCCTGCCCTGCTGCTGCTGGTTGAGAGCGGACTGTTGAGCCCGCCGGCGGCGCGCATCATCGCTATTGGCGGAGGGCTGTGCCACCGGGTCAGGAAGCTTTGGCTGCTGGAAAAAGCACATGTCAGCCTCCGAACAGGGCAATGAGACCGGATAGACCGGCAATGAGGGCGGCCGCCCAGCCGCCATAAGCGGCAAGAGGGTATAGATTCGCGATGACCTGGGTGGCGTAGCCAGCACCCGCCACCACGACCGCCATCTGCACGGCCCAAGGCTCGTGTAGGGCTACGCCTGCCCCAAACAGCAGGGCACAGAATACAATGCCGTAGGCAATGACGCTGCCGAACATCAGCTTGCGATAGTCGTCAATCATGTGCCGGCTCCTTATACGTCCATGCCCAGAGTTCGAAGGTCTCGCCCCCGGCCCCGTAGCAGTCCAAATCGCATTCCTTGGTCGCCCCGAGAGAGGCCATCCATCGAGCGGCCAGATCGTGGTCCTTGAGGCACCGCGCTTCCACGCGCAGAAACCCGTCACCGATCAGCATGGCCGGGAAATCCAGCGCCAGCCGGGAGAGCGCTGGCAATACCCGCCGAAAGTCTTTGGTACCGAAGGCCCAGGCGCTGCCCAAATGGGGCATAAGCGGGCTGCTGACGACGCCAATAGCGCCTGTTGGCTCGCCATCGAGCAACGCGACCCAGGCAAAGCCACCAGACGCGTAGTGGCAGAGCAGAGCCGCATCGCTCATCGAGCGGTCGCCGGCCGTCGCTCTGAATTCCTGGCGGTCCCATTCCCGCATATTCGTGCCGACGATGCTGATGTCCCTCGGGTTGGAGGGAATAATCTCGACTTTCAATAGACGCCGAACACGTTGGGGGTAGTGCCGGTGTCACGCAGCCATTTAACTGCGAACAGATAGATTTCCCCAGCATTGAGCGGGATAGCGACATCAGCTGCAGAGTCGATGCACCGGAATGTCACCGTGCCCGCAGCGTCCACCATGATCCCACGCGGAACCCGAGCGAGCGGGTTAGTGTCATGCTGGGTCAGGGGCGCAACATCGCGCGACGAGCTGATGTCAACAGCGCGGCCGGCCGGGTCAGTGATCAATGTCATGGGGTAGTCCTTTCACCAGTCTAGAATGCCGGTATCCGGCGCGACTGTGGATTGCTGGTCAATGCCGCCACGGCCGACAGTTGCAGCGCGGTACACGGCTTCGTCTTTGCGGTGCCAGAGCTGGATGACAGTGTCGCCGCGGTCGGGCGATGAGCCGATCCGCTTCTTCTGCTCGTCCTTGCTCTCGATCAGGATATCCGTGCCGCGTGGGATCCACCGGTAGGAGGTCAATTCAGCCTCAAGCCGGGGGTCAGGCGGCAGCAGCAGCTTTTCGTCTGTGCCGCCCTCTGGGTCCAAGGCCTCACGCATCTTCCAGACCATTTCGGCGCGGAGATTGCAGAAGCCCAGGCTCCCGTCATAGGTCCGCGCGCCGCTCTTGGATGAATAGACGATGCCGTGGCAGGGTGTGCCCTGATTTTCCTCAAGCTGCGTCTTGGCGCCCTCGCCCCAGCCGCCAGTCAGGTCCACTGACATATCGGCATTGTCGCGGCGCAGGCGCAGCATGTGGTTGGAGACCACGATAGAATTCTTGACGTCGATGCCTGGGATCGCCTCAAGCGGAGCAAACCAGTTGTCGGTGTGCAGCGAGCCAATCACCAGATTGTCACGGCCCCCGATCGCGATATCAGCGGACAGCGCCAGCATGCGGCGGCGCTTGACCGCGGCCTTGGCCCATCGGGCCTGTGCAGCCTTCACCCACTGGGTGGGGATAACCTGCCATTCATGGTCCTCACGGCCGGCAAGGAAATCACCATAGAGCAGTTGCGACCGAAGTGGTTCGGGCAGGCCCTGCAGCGTGGCTCGATATTTTGTGTCCCTCAGATAGGGGTTGTCGTCCAGTTTTGCGGGGATGAACGTGCGAGACATCGCCTCGTACCATTCGTTCCCTCTGAGATATTCGCCGGGCCCGCCGACCCACTCTGTGACAGAGCCCACGACGATTGCCCAGCGCAGTTCACCGGGCAGTGCCGGGTCCACGAACATCGGGTCCAGCCAGGGCGCAAATTCCTCGATCAGCCAAGCCCCGTCGCCGCCACGCGGCGGGTTGGAGCCCAGGATAACCCGGCATCGTTGCCCCGGACGTGTGGAGCGCAACCAGCCAATCAGCGAGAACACCTGGTCGCGCAGGAATTCGCCAGCCTCATCGAAGGCCATGAAGTCCCGAGCGTTACCAGCATGCTTGCGCCAGTCGTCGGCTTGGTTCAGACCAGCGAACTTGAGCCGGCCGCCGTCATTGCGCTTGAAGACGTTCTCATTGCCACCGACGTAGTGGCCCTGCTCCGGCTCGCCAATCTGCTTGCAGAACTCAATGAGCCCATCGAGCTGGATGGCCTCCCGGCGCAGGATCAGCCCCGAATAGTGGTCGCGAAAGAACGCCCCGATTTCCAGAGCCGACTTACCGCCGCCGGCCGCCCCGCCATACAGCAGGATATCTGCCTCGCTGAGCATCGCCTGCGTCTGCGGGCCTGGGTTTGGAATAAACGGCTGCGCCAACTCATCGGCCAGCGTCGCGTCCAGCTCCGCCAAATCTTCTTCGGAGAGTGCCGCAATGGCCTTCTCCAGCCCCCGGAGGTCAATGGCTTCCATCGGTCTTTGCCTTGGCTAGGCCACGCGCCAGGATTGCAGCTGCAGCCTTTGCCCGATCCCTGTGGGTGATATTTGCCATCTCGACCGGGCCGCCATCCTTGCCGGTCAATTCGGACTTGTCCGCAAGCCCCAGGTCACGAGCGATAATGTTGGCGTTGAGCAGTCCAGCAGCGGCGCCTGCAAACTTCTGGGTGCGAATGATGTCGTCCACCCGCGTGGTGACTAGGAAGAAATCTTCCCGTGCGGCATAGTCGGCCCATGTCGCCCGATCGATATCGAGGAAGATGCAGAGGCCCGCTAAGGTCATGGCGCGCATCTTGGAAAGCTCATGCACTGTGACGGTGCCTTGGTATGCAAAGGCCTGCGCCTCATAGAGTGGGTTGGCCTCTACCCATTCGAAATACTCATCACAGGCGGCTTCGAGCTGGTCGGCATTTGCAAATATGGGCTTGCGACCATGAGAGCTGCGATGCTTCCAAAACTCGTTCCCGGCCGGTGCGGCCATATTCGGCCTCCTATATGAGTGGGGTGTGGGGCTAGGCCGCCAACAGAACGAGTGCCGATTTGAGCCATTGCGCCGGGCTGGTGATAATCAGGCCGTCCGATACGCTTTTTGCGACGGCGTAATCCATCAGCGCTGCCAGGTCGTTGGCATAGGTGTTACTGACATTGCCGGTGATCGTCGTGCCGTCGCCGCCCGCCACGATATCATGCCAGTGGAAGCAAACGGAGAGCCCGTAGGCGATAGCATAGTCAATTCGCGCCTTCATGACCGGCAACGTCTGAAGGGCGGTGTCCATGGACAATTGCGGAACGGTATAGCCCATGCCCGGCCCGATGGGCGTCACCGACACTCCGGGTAATACTGCCTCTCGCTGCCAGCGGACGTTCTGCGCATAGGCCTGGGCGCGTGTCGCATCGTTGGCAGCGCTATAAGGCATCGAACTAACCCGGATATCTTCAGGGCTCCGAACGAAGCCACCAGACTGCATGGCGGCAATACAGCCTGCGAGATCAAGCCCGTACTGTGTCGGGTTCAATGTTGCGTCGAGGTGCGATTTGTCTTGCGGCATGAAACGCCAACCAGCGGCCTTGAGCGCTGCGTATTCCGCGACATAGAGCGACAAGGCGTCTGAGCCGACCGAAAGCGTCGGCCTTATGCCGCGTGCTGCGGCATAAGGCACGGCATAGGTCTGTTGCCCAGCGTACTGCGCGCCATCCGTGGTAAAGCACACAGTCGGCTTGGCGATCGGTCCAGCGAAGCGCTGAACCTTCGTCCAATAGACATTGTACGCCGAAGCCGTGGATGTCGATGTCACCCGAAGTTCAATGCGGTTGATGGTGGCGGTCGAAGCGACCGTGCCGGTCGTGGTCCAGGCGCCATGTGGACTGAGCGTGCCATCTTCGCCTCCCTTCACGACGAAGTAGTTCCAACCTTTGCGGATCGCGTTGGTAGCCCGGCTCCAGCTACAGGTTTTGTAATTTGCCGGCGTCGTTGGGGAAGTTTCCGTGATGAACCGCAAGTCGAAGCGTTGGCCGCTGGCCGGGTCAATATCGAGATAGACCCAGAAGCCGTAAATGTGCGCGTCGTTGAGCGCGAAGGCGTCAGCTCCCAAATTTACCGAGCGGATTGCGCCGACGACATTGGAGCCAGAGGGCACATTCAGCCCGGCTCCGGTCGTTTGGCCGCCAGGAGCCGCGACCGGCAAGGTTGTGCCGCCAGAATAAGTGCCAGAATTCACCGAAGACCAATTGCCGCCCAGCAACGTGTCCTTGATCAGTGTCGGCGTCGCAGGAGCGAAATCAAATGTTGATAGCGGAGGAGCCCCCCCGCCTCCAGCTGCACCAAGAAACGTCCCAAGCGCAAGGCTCAAGCCCATGTGGTCGCCTCGCTGAATGGAGTGGAAGGGGCTGGGGATGGGGAGCGGTTAGTTAGCGGAGCCGTCAGGCGTGTTGCCATACTCGGGCGCGTCGACCACCATCGGATAGGCGATAACGCAGCTCTCAGGCCGCTCGTTCGCCCACTCCGTTCCAGCGTTAGGTGTGCTGAACACGCCGTATTCGTCGCCTTCATCGGATGGGGCGATCACCAGGCAAACGCTCATGCCAGAAGCTTCGGAGGATAGCCCGTCGAGCATATGGCGCACCATAGCGTCAGCCTGGCTTGCGTCGAGCAGGTTGGTCCCTGAAGGGCGGCGCGTGAACTGATTATCTGTGCCCTCGTTGCCATAGCGCGCGAAGCTGACGCCGCCGTCGGGGCGGAAGCTATCGGGTAAATTCCAACCGAGAAAACGGCCAACCATGTGCTTGATCTGCTCGTCGTTCATGATCGGCTCCATACGAAAAGCCCGCTGGTTAGAGCGAGGCTGGGGAGGATTGAACCTGTGCATTTATTGCACGAGTTGGAATGGGTATCGAAGCGGGCCGAAACCGAGATTCGAACTCGGATGGATTTCTCCGGCCGGATCGGCTTTCGCCTCGCCAGCCCCGTCTACCTTTCCGGCAAGTCGGCGCCGCTTCGATCTCTTATGCCCTGAGGGGCGGGAATTCGGCAGCAGGCCGGTCGTTTCTGCTGCCTAAGCGAGGCGGCCGCGAGATTTAAGGACCTCAACCGCCTCGCTATTTTATCGGCTTCGACCACATGACTTGAAAGTGCCAATGGTCAGAAAACCTTGTCCAGTCAAGCTGGAAGCCACCCCCAGGCAAAATTCCATGAACTGCCGTAGCCAACATCGGGAACACGGGTGAGCTTGATATTCGGCACCGGGCTTTCCATCCTTCGCCAGAATTCAGGGCGCAAAAAAGAATGCGCCGGCCTAATGCGGCTGAGCCCGAAGGAAGCGCTCGACTAGCGAGCCCCCTATACGCCGACCCAAATCACTTAACCGCAATTTAGTTGAATCACGCGGCGGATGCAATAGCCTCAACCTGCCCTGCCTCCAATTCCACAGGCGTCAGCCGGCCGAATATCGTGGTCATGACCAATAGGTGGCCGCGACCGTTGACGTTGGTGATTTCCCCGCCGAAGGTGGCGAACGGGCCATCATTGATCCTAACCTTGCTGCCGACCGGAAACCGCATGCGGGTGGTTTCCTTCTTGGTCTTGCCGATCTCGCGGCGGTGCAGCTTCCCTGCTCGCGTTTCGTCAAAGGCAAAGTCGCGTTCGGCCGCCATGATGGCGGTCAGTGCGGCTACGTCCTGCGGCCCAAGAGCCAGCGGCAGGCCATTGACGCCTAGAACATGTTCAACACCGTCACAGCCCCGGATGACGCCCCATGGCGTATGATCGCGGGGCAGCAAACCGGTATCGAGGAACAGGTAGCGCGGCGCCAAGCGCATCTCGTGCTGGATGAACACCCGCTTGCGACGGTTCAGCCGCTCGAACTTCTGCCATGGCGCATAGGTCCGAAATCCCGCATCACGCAGGTTCCGCTCCGCCTTGTCCTCGCATTTGATATTCGTTCGGATGACGTACCAAGCCATTGTGAATGCCCTTGTGGGATGGGGGGGGTTAGGGATTTGCGACGAGCGCAACGAAGCCGATGAACAGGAACCAGCCCCAGCCATCGGTTTTGCGCCATGCTAAAACGCCAGCAATCGAGGCGCAGACGACGAGCCCGGTTATCCTGAGTTCGATGCTCACGGCTTCTCCTCCATATCCTGGGGAGGGGTGGGGAGAGGAAACCCGACGCCCACGAAAGCCATCGCCCGCCCTTGGTCACCGCTAAAATTAAAGGTTTCGCCTTCAGCCAAACGCTGGTTGACGAGTTGATAGAGACGCAGTGCCGTACGCATGACGGCGGTTTTGCTCATCTCGTGTTGATCGGCCAGCCCGTCAACGACCGCCATTTCGGCGTCCGAGAAATTCAGTGTCATCGTGGCCATTTTCATTCTCCCATGTAGGGGTTGGATTCAATCTCTCGGGGGATCATGCGAATTTCCTCGCCTGCTTTGGCCGAGGTTCAGGGCTCCGCTGATCTTCGGTGAGCATGGCGATCTGCCGGCGGATGCGGGTGAGCTTGATGTTCATCTCAAGCCGCTGCTGGCCGTATGCGTGGCGAAGTCCGCGTTCGCAATCGGTCGCGGCGGATTCGAGAGCTGAGATGCGTTCCTTGGTGGTCATGCTGCCACGCCCTCTCCGGCTCGAGCGGCGGCTACGATTTCCCGAGGGAAGCCATAACGCTGGATGCTGGTTGGCGCCGCCTTGCCCCGCAGCCGCTCACAACGGGCGAACAGATCCTCTTGGGCATACCGGTCGACGTATTCCAGCGCATCGGCCACAGCGGCGCTCGCAGCAGCCTTGACGGGAAGCGCCATGGCCTCACGCCAGGCGCCGTTCTTGATCCACGTGGCGAGATGCGGAACGTATTGAAGCCGGGCCTCCTGCGTCTCCTTGCGTCGAACGCATTCCTCGACCCAGAACGCCCGGTAGTGCTTCGTGCTGGGGAGTAGCTCGAGCTTCTCATCGGCCTTTAGCGTATCGAATTGCTTTCGAGCCTGTGACCTCACGCTCTCCGGATGGTGGGGGAACGTCTGCCAGCATTCATTGAAAATCGCCTCGTCGCCCCCCTCGGGGGTCAAGGGGGCTTCTTCTACATCCTTCCCCTTCCCTCCTCCCTCCTCCATCTGCTCGGCTTCTTCCGTACTGGTGGGGGAATGGTTCGGAACTATACCGACGTATTGGTGGTCTGCTGCCTCGAGCATTCCGGAACTGTTCGGCTTTTTCGGCCGCTGGTAATGCCGGAAGTTGCGGATGAGCCCATACTTACCGCGCTCGCGGATGCAATCGCCAGAGATCAATTCAGCCAGCAGGGCAGCGATATCGACGTTGTCGACCGGGAAGATGCGCGCCTTGATTGTTAGCGGCTTCCACTCGAATACGCCGTCGTCAAAGGCTTCATTCCAAAGGCCAATGTAGAGGAGGCGCGCGAAGGCGCTGAGACCCATAAAGGCCTCATCTGTCCATAGGCCAGGATGCACGGAACGGATGCGGCTCATTTCCCCGCCCCGGTGTCATCGTCCATCATCGAACACAAAGATTCGAGAACTTCGGCCGCGCACTTAAAAGCATCCCTATAGATTTCCGAGCCTGTGAAACGAAAAACACGGAAACCCGCCTGCTGCAGCGCCCGATCTCGAGAGCGATCCTTCGCTGCCTGCTCCTTTGTGCGTTCGTGGAAATTATGCCCATCGCACTCAATGACAATGCGCTGGCGCTCTGGAGCGGCATTCCAGTAGGCTACAAAATCCACTCGGTAGTTGAGGATGTGCCGCTGCGCGGCCAGAGCGAACTCGTATTCAATCTTATTGAGCTCGTAATCATCCCCCGGAGGAAGGAAGCCGATATGACCGTACGAATACCTGCCCAGGAGAAGGAATGCCGCGGCAAATGCCACTTCAATGGGGCTTTCACAGTGCGAGGTCATATCCGCCTCTATCTGGGCAATCTCCATATCCATCAGCGAATATGCTTGGTTGCGGAAATCCTTTGGTAGATTGCTCATATCTGCGCCCTCGCCTTCATGGCCCCTGCCCGCTGTCGTTCCCACATGGCCAGCCGAACGCCTCTATCCCGAAGCGCTGGCGAGTACGTTGGCACCTCCAACACGAGGCTGGAGACCATCGGTAGCTTCTTGGGCTCGCGGTACTCCAGCACCCATTCGCACAGGTCTTGGACGCGGCGCGCGCCTACCAGCCCGGCATCGTCGGCGATGGCTTCCCAAGACCACCTCAAGCCAACGAGGTGCTGCACGCGGCGATACAGGTCGTGGTTTTGCGGGTGCAGCTTTTCGATCCCGGTGAGCTTGGTCATTTCCGCTCCTGTGCCCGTTTGGTGCTGAACTGATTGCGGTAGACATCGCGTTTCATCGGCGGGAGCGCGGGGCTTTCAAGGGGCACGGTCAGGTTCAGGTGCGCAGTCGTGCGCCGACCCTCTCCATTGGTCTTCACGCCTGTCGCTCTATCGGATGGTGTTGGAAGGGTCATCTATGCGGCCTCCAGCCAAACGATGCGCTGGCGGCCGTCGCGTTCGGCTACAGCAAATACCAGGCCCGAGGCACGAACCTCATTGGCGATGCTCTCGCGCACCGGCGCGCGGCTGGATGCCATGATCCATTTGCCGTTGGGCTGGCGCTCCATCGCATCGGCCATGTATTCGAGGGCGTAGAGAACGTCCTTGGTGGTGATGTCTTTAGCCATGGGCGGCCACCTTTGGCTTCTTCGCGGGCTTGGCTTTTTTGGCAACATAGCCGGCCGCCTTCAGCTTTTCCTTAGCGTCATCGAATGACCATGAAGGGATGCCGCAACGGGGTTCGCCGCTGCCCCGAGCCTTGGTGATGACGATGCCAAGCACTCCAGCGACCGGCTCAACTTCCGGCCCGTCAAGCTCAAGGAAGTCCCCGCTCGGCACGAACTTGATGTGCTTGCGCATATTGGCCGGGGTATAATCTGGGAAGCGAATGCCGAACTCGCGGCAACGGCTTTGCAGCGTGCCGACCGATCGGTTCAGCATCTTGCGGCTGGCGCATTGCTCCAGCGTCAGACCCTTTTCGGACAGCCGCCGCAAAAGGTCTTTTGTCAGACCGTGGAAAGACGAGACACGCGGCCCGTTGGCCATTTCGTTGATGACGCCAGCAAACATGTCGAAGGTTTCGGTATTCATACCTGCGCACTCCCAGCGATACGACGGAGGGCGAGGGAGATGCGGGCTTGCGATGCTAAGTCAGCAGGACGGCCAGACGCAGCGCGCGCTACAGCCGCCTTGATCTTCTTGGTCGACGTGCAGCCGCGGCTCTTACGAAAGCCCTCAAGCTCTCGATTTTTGGCGTTGAACGTGGTGGTGAAGCTGCGAGGGTTGCCCATTGCGGTTAGTCTCCGGGGTGGGATTAGGCCGTGAACGTCACGATGCACGTGTTGACCTGAGTGCCCGACGCGGCGAAAGCGGCATCAGGCAGGCGCTCGATTGAGCCGCCGCGCGCATCGACAAAGGCGCGGAAAGCTTCAGTCTTGGCATTGCTGCGGAACATCACGCTTGCCGACATGACCGAGACGAGGCGGCCGCCGGGCTTCAGGAACTTGGCGGCGTGCAGGACATGGTCGATGTCAGCCTGCTTGGCGAATGGTGGGTTCATGACCACCACGTCGAACTGGAATGACGTTGATGGAGCGGCCGCAAGGAAGTCGGCGGCGTTGACCGCCTTGAACAGGCCGGCAAGGTTCGCGGCACGCTTCGGGTCGAGTTCCCAGCAGGTCACATGCGCGCCGCAGCGCTCGGCAGCGATTGCGATATTGCCGATGCCCGCGCTGGGCTCCAAGACCATCATTCCGGCGTCGATATCAGCCAGTTGGATAACACGGGCGACGACATCTTCAGGGCTATCGAACTGGCCGAAGTCCTGCTTCGTGCGGCTGTATTCGCCCGTCTCCATGATCGGTTCCAGCACGTCGACAACAGGCATATCGAAGACGTGCGCCTTAGCGCCCCGGCTCCACTTGCCGCCGATCGCGTCGAGAACCTTGTTCACGTCCTGATAGAGCTTGCGGTCGAGCTGCCCGGTCAGCACCAGCTTGTTGCCGTCGACTTCGGCGCGGTCGAGAACTTCCATTACGTCTTGGCTGATCTTCATTGGTCTACCCTTCTATTTCGGATGAGGTGGTTAGGCGGCAGGCTGGGGATACAGGCCGAGCGTTGCGTCGATATCGTTGATATGATCGCAGAGCCCGGCGTCGACGGCATCGAACTGGCGGCGGAGCAAGGCGCGGCGGTCTTCCAGATCGGCCCGCTCGCGCAGCAGCTCATTGGTCGCGACCTGAATGCGGTCCTTGTGGGTCTGGTAGCGCTGGACCATGGGAGCGGTCTGCTGCGCGGCTTCCACAACCACGGCTTCGAGCTGCGCAATGTCCGGTCCGACGATCGACAATTGAGTTTTCTGCTTCGATGCTGCGGTCATTGTGATTTCCTCCTGGTTGGGGTTAGGCGGCAGACGCGAATAGGCCGAGACGTTGCCGGGCCAGTTCCGCGTATTCAGGATTGATCTCGATCAGGATGGCATCGCGGCCGAGTTGATTGGCTACGAGGCCAGTGGTGCCAGCGCCGCCGAAGGGGTCCAACACCACGCCGGCGTCAGGACAGCCGGCCTCAATGCAGCGTTTCGGGATTTCCTCGGGGAAAGCTGCACTGTGCCCGCGAAGGCCGCGCATCGGCTCGATATGCCAGACGCTCTGCTCTGGAAGTTTAGACTGATCGAAAAAATAGCGGCGCGACTTCGAGAACAGGAAGATCGTTTCGTGCTGGCGGTGCGGCCGATCGCTCACGCCCGCCTCAAGGAACGCGCTGCCGCGTACCCAGATGATTTCACCGCGCAGCGTCCAGCCGTCGCGCTGCATTGCGTGGGCAAAGCGCCAGGGCATCCCCAGCAAGCTCTTTTTCGGGTAACCCATGCCGGGCGTATCGAGGAACCGCTTATGGCGACGCGAGAAGTTGCGCGATGGGCTTCGTGGGTCTTGGCCGGTCGGTTGGCCATTGCCGCTATAGAAGCTGTCGCCAAGGTTTACCCAGACAGTCCCATCATCGCGGAGTAATCGTTTGGTTTCGGAAAACACGCCGACCAGCTCAGCGACGAACTCTTCGGGGGATTTTTCCAACCCGATCTGATCGTCCATGCCATAGTCGCGCAGCTCGTAATAGGGCGGCGACGTGACGACGCAGTTCACGGAATCTTCCGGCAGGCCTTTGAGGACTTCGCGGCAGTCGCCTACCAGAATTTCAACCGTCACTTCTCGGGTTCCTTTGGGGTTTCAGTCGAGATTTCAGCGCCCAGCTCCGGGGCGATCAAAAGCGCTAACGAGCGCGCGGAGCGCAGCAAGGACCGGGCTATTGCTACGCGGGCTCTCGTCCGCCAGGATCGTGTCGGCTCGGGAAATGAAGGCGTCGATTTCTGCGAGTTCTTCTCGGCCATACCTGACACCTGTGACTTCCTCGATCTTGCGCAGCTCGCGCGGTTTGATGCTGACACGCTCGTCGGCGTACCAAATGTCTTTGGTGCGCGAGTGAGACCACCCGAGTTTGATGGCCGCGGTTCGAACGCGCTCGCCCATGTGACTGGACACAGACGGCGGGGCGATGCTCTTGAGCTGCGTCGACGCGAACGCAAGTTCAGACATTTCGGAGTTCTCCGAAGGCTTTTCGGACATTTCCTAATCCTTTGGTTGCACAAGTTACCTCACGGAAACCGAGTGCAGACGAAAGGTCGGGACGATGTGGAATGGCGATGTGACGAAGGTCTTGGAAGGATTTCTCGTCACGCGCGGCGATATCAAGCGGCCGGCGGGAACCGGACGAATGACGAATGAAAGAGCGGGGCCGAGCCAGGGGAAACCCAGCCCCGCAGTTACGGACGCTAGCGGGGGAGGAGAGCCGCGCATCCGATTGGTGGCCAACAACACGGCCTTGAGGCAGAGGACGGCAGGCGCTGTCCACTTCCTGAAAATCGTGGGTCGGGAATGACAGAGCTGATGGGGCCAAGGCTTCCGTGGCGGAATGCATTGCCCCGGAGAGTGGATTGGCGCTCACAGAAAATACCCCTGCGCCCAAAGCAGCAGGACAGCGCCGACAGCCACCTCAATGGCGAAGCAAAGGGCGATGACGCGGATCATGCTTCTGCCCCTTCACGATCGAAGTGATGAGCGAACAGAGCTACATCTTGCTCTTGGGTCTTGGTGATGAGGGGACGAAACCCCGCGAGGCAACACCAACTGTCTTCCCAATCGGCACAGTTCGGTTTGACGACCGTTTCTTGCAGCCGGATGTAAACGTTAGACCGATGCCCTGCCGCTACCTCGGCAAAGTCGGCCACTTCTCGGATGGTGTAAGTCTGGCCATGAATGGGTACCCCGCTCGCAGATGACGGGGCTGGATGCCTGCCTCCACCGACGAATACACATTTCACGCCAGGCCGTGCCCACGCGCTCATGACTGCACCGCCCACTGCCCAATGCGAACCAACAGCAGGACAAACCCCCACGATGCACATGCCAGGGCTAATGCTGTCAGGGCACGAGTGGAACGGGCGGGGGAGAGGCGAGCGCGGATGGTCATGGTCAGTCCTCGCTCGGAGCTGCGACCATGCCCAAGGCGGCCATGTACATTTCCAGGATGGCTTCGCGCTCCATGCGCTCGTTAGCGTCCATTTTGCGGAGCTTCACGAGCTGGCGGATGACTGCGGTATCAAACCCATTGCCCTTGGCTTCGGCATAGATTTCCTTGATATCGGCGGCGATAGCGGCCTTTTCTTCGGCCATCCGCTCAATGCGCTCGATGAACGCGCGCAACTGGTCGCCCGCAACGCTCTCGGTGTTTGCCGGGTACGCCATCTATTCCTCCACGATTTTATTTTTGTGAACAGTGCTTACATGGTCGGCCTTGCCCCATGCGCGGATGCCGTACCAAAGCGCCGAAGCTGCAATGAACGTGGTCGCGTCGATACGAGCGAAGCGGTCCAGCAAGGCGGCGAGGCCGACCACGATCAAGAAGCTGATGGTGTCGCGGGCATGGGCCATCTATGCCTCCCCACGCTTGCGGATAGCTTCTGCAACGCTCTTAGCGCCGTAGGACTGCGCGAGGTGCAGTGCCGCTCTATCGCGGTCGCGCTCCCGTTCCCAAAGTTTGCCGCCTGTGACTGCGAAAGATTCAGCTTCAACCGCGCAGGCTTCCCGCTCTGCCAGTGTCGCAGCCATGATGGCGAGGGCGATGGATTCACAAGCGTCCAGAACGCGGCTGGTAGTCCCGTCCAAATCCTGAACGGCGCGTATGGCTGTGTCCCAAGTCTCTTGGCTGATATCGCTGGGTTTGCTCATGCCACCCTCACAAACGGAGAGGGTGTATCGGAGGGGCCGGACTCGACAGCGACGCCGTCCAGCCGCATGATCTCGCTGGCTGTTAAAAACATCAGGGGGGCTTGGGATGCTGACGTTTCGGAAGGCGCGAGAGGCGTTTTCGGAAATTCGCACGATGCACATTGGCAATGCGAAGAATGATCCGAAGACATGGGATATTGCTCTTGGCCTTGAGGCAATGGTCGTGGAGCTTGATAGTCGGCTCTCAACGATTGAGAGGGACCAGCAGGAAATCCTTCGGCTTCTGCGACAACAGCGGTAATCCGCAGGGCCTCAGAGGCCGTCAGCCCACTCTCTGCGAGCGCTCGGTGGAAGCCGGGGTGATTGTGCACGCTCATGACGCCCTCTCCATCTGTGGGGATGGGTGGCTCGTCAGAAAGTCGGCAAGATCGATTGTCTCGCCAGTATCTTTCGCGGCGGCGATGAGTTCCAGCCAGTGCGCTTGGGGAACCTGCCCTCGCTCCTTCCAGCCTTGAACGGTGGTGATCGGCTTGCCGATGGCTTTGGCCGTGGCGGTCAGCCCACCAAACTTGGCGATAACAAACTCGGCTGGGGTAATTTGGGAGAGCGTGGTGTCCATACGCTCTTATACGTTTTCCCCGTACGTCATGTCAACGTGGAAAGCGTATACGCCAAGTGCGTAGGTGGAGCGTATGGACAACTCCGCTGAAACCATCACCCGAACTGTCAAAGCCCTTCGCGAGAGGGCCGACCTGTCGATAGCAAAGCTGGCCAAGGCGAGCGGATTCGCTGGGGCATCAAGCTTCCAGCGATATGAAGACGCCGCGCTCTACGGCGGAGGCTACTTGAAGCGCGATCTCGTTTCGGATTTGGCGCGGGCGCTGGTCGGCAAAGGAACGCCTCCAATCACGCTGCAAGAAGTTTGGGCGCTCGCTGGCCCGGAATTTCAGCCTGCGGCATTCACAACATTTGACCCTGACGCGCCGGACGATATCCCCGACGATCAGATGACGCACGGAACTGAGACCGGCCTTCGCGGGGTGCCAGAAGGGGGAAGCCCGCAGGTTGATGTGACCGGCGGCATGGGCGGCGGAGGGCTGACTATCGTTTCGGACGGCGTGCCGGGCAGGCACGGTATGACATTCGCAGCCGAAAATATTTCTGACTACTGGGTCATCCCTCGCGCCGTTCTGGCGGCCATGGGCGGTGTCAAATCCGGAGACGTGACCTTTATCCTAGTGCAAGGAGACTCGATGACCCCGACCCTCATCGAGGGAGAGGTTGTGGCGATCGATACGCGCCACCGATGGCCATCGCCGGATGGCGTCTACGCACTGAACGATGCGTTTGGCGGCATCATCGTCAAGCGTCTTGAGGTGCGTGATCCGGTGGACGATGGCGCTGCCCTGGTGGCGATCATCTCGGACAATGCGAGGCACAAAGAAAAGCTCGTTTCGGTCGAAGAGATTAGGATCGTTGGGCGGGTGGTCCGTAAATTTGGCTTGGTCGGATGACACCCGCTCGCAAACCCAAGCCCGCCCGTGAGCTGGCCGCCCGCGCGCTGTGCCGGTTTCACGGCGTACCCGAGGATAGCAAGTTTGAAGGCAAGCCGATGTGGCAGAGCTATCTTGACGAAGTTGACGTGGTGCTGAAAGCAGCCGGCGCGGAAGCGCCCGAGGGGACAATCAAATAACGATGGACGAAAACCAATCTCTGCACATCGACGCAAAGGCGTTCATGCGTTTTGCGCTCGGCAAGAACCTAAACATGCGATGCCCCATATGCTCCATGATCGATTTCACACTTGTGACTACGACGCCAGGTAGATCCCTCGTGGTGCTGGACATTGAGATGAAAAGCGTGGACTTGGCAAACCTACACGCACTGGAAGTCATGTCAGTAGAGTGCGACAATTGTGGGAGTGAGAGGCTCTTCAAAAGAGACCATATCGCTCGGTGGTTACGGGCAAATCCATGAGCAATGTTTTCAATATCTCTGACGGCACTACCTTCATAACCAACTCCGATAAAGGGGAGCCCTTGAAATCCGGGGGTGGTGGTGGCACATTTGACGACATGGAAGCACGTGTTAAGTCACTTGAAAGCAGAGCCGACCGGCTGGAGGGGAAGATCGACACCCTCATCGAGAAAGTGGCGCGCATGGAGGGCGAAATCCATCGCCTTCCAGGCTATCCTGGTCTTTTTGTGATCTGCGGTACTCTCGTGGGGCTCGTCGCTCTGATTGTTCGCTTCTTGCCAGTACCACCAGCCTAGCGCGGCCAACGTTTTCTTCAAGCCCCTAGCCCGCCCTAACCGGCGGGCTTTTTGTTTGCGTACGTTTTACGTTTTCAGCGTACGATTTTAGTTGCAACGTACGTTTAACGCGTATAAGTTCATCCTCAACGAACCGCACTAGCGAGTTGAGACGATGACCAAGATTGCGCACTACATGGTGGATTACGCGGACGCCAATGGCGACGTGCAGTTTGCCAATGCCGCCCCGATCCAATCATTGAGCGCTGCAAAGGCGCTCGCCAGCAAGACCAGCAAAACTTACGACACCGGCGCTTACGTCGTCGCCTATACGAACAAAGGTACGACGTACGGCCGCGTTCGGCCTTGCGGCCACATTAGCTTCTTTGACGGCACACAGTCCGAAACGGACGGCATCGTCATCTAACCCTCCCTCTTGCCCGAGGAGGGCGCCATGACCTTCACCCCCGAGATAGCAGCAGCAATCGCAGCCTACGAAAACGCGACGACGCTCAGCGAGCGCATCAACGGCTTCGGCCTCTGCGAAGGGCTCAAGAACTGCGCAGCGCTCAATCACCGGATTGCAGAGAGCGACGCCATCCATCTGGAAATGATCCGTATTGGCAAGGACACCCGCGTCGTGGACGCGATGGATGCCGCCAGCCCCTATTCCAAAGCCAATTGGGCAAAGGCGAAAGCCGCCCGCGCAACCCTCACTCAAGAACAGGCGGCAGCATAATGGCCCGGCAAAATTCACTCAGCATCGCACACGACCGCATGCCCGATCTGACGCTGCGCGAAGTGATGTACCGATCCATCAGTTTCGGCAGTCGAGACAAATACCAGCTCGAACTTTCGGCGCACGGCGTTCAGGTCATCCGAGGCCTTGAGGTAGAGGACATCGAGCTTATCCGCGACTGGTGCAATCAGGCGCTTGAAGCTGCCGAAGCAATGAAGGTGGCGGCAGAATAATGGCTTGCAATTGCGCAGACGAAATCGATGAAATTCTGAAGACCGAAAACGCGGCGCTGAACCGTGGTTGGGTCATGAACGACACCACGAAGAACAACCCTCGGCTGATAATCGACACGGTTCAGATCGAGACGGGGCGCGGCAAGCCGCAGGCGCCGAAGTTGTTCATCAACTACTGCCCTTTCTGTGGCGTGGAATACGATCCGACGCCAGCCGACGGCGCCATGTCCTCCACCCTTTCCAATCAACCCCAACATGGGATCGTAGCAGAATGACCAAGATTGAAAAGCTAACGCCGGATCAGGAGGCGCTCCTTGTCGAGTATCGCGACGAGTTCCTGCGTCGCGGGCTCAGCACCGAGCCAGCCGACCGCGCCGAGGGCGAAGCAGCAGTGGCCGACGCATACCGTGCCGGCGGGCTTGAGCCGCCGGCAACGATCATCTGGCTTCCCTCCCCCATGGCGGGAGCCATCGGTGCAGCCATGCTGACGAACAAAAAGGTCGGGGCTCAGGTCAGGGATCAGGTCAGGGATCAGGTCAGGGATCAGGTCGGGGCTCAGGTCGGGGCTCAGGTCGGGGCTCAGGTCTGGGCTCAGGTCAGGGCTCAGGT